ACAGCCCAACCCCGCTGAGCATGATGGAAGTGCGCCAGCTGCTCCGCGACGCCAAGACACACGCCGAGGCCGCGATCGCCGAGGAGGCAAAAGTGCGCTGCGCGCGGGCTGAGAAGAAGCTGGACGACATGCTTGTCGAGGGGCAGTTCATTGAGGCCCTGGATCAGTTTCTCGACGACCTGTGCATCTATCCGACTGCGTTCCTCAAGGGGCCTGTGGTGCGCCGCAAGGCCAAGTTGTCGTGGGTACAGGGCGAGGACGGCGCCTACAAACCAGATGTCACTGTGTCTCCCCAGCCTGTGTGGGAGCGGGTGGACGCCATGGACATCTACCCTGCCCCGTGGGCTCGCACTGCCAACGACGCGTTCCTCATCGAGCGCCACCGCCTGTCAGCCCAGTCGCTGAACGAGCTGATCGGCGTGGAGGGCTACAGCGCTGACGCCATCCGCGCAGTGATTGACATGTACGGCAAGGGTGGGTTGCACCAATGGCTCGCCTCGGACAGCGAGCGCGCGGTCGCAGAGGGTCGTATGAACACCGCGTTCGACATGTCGTCCGATCTGATCGACGCCCTCCAGTATTGGGGATCGGCCACAGGCAAGCAACTCGCAGAGTGGGGCCTGCCAAAGGACCAGGTGCCGGACGAAGCGGCCGTGTACCAGATCGAAGCCTGGCTCATCGGCCAGTGGGTCATCAAGGCGGCCATCAACGCGGACCCGCTGGCCCGCCGCCCCTACTTCGCCAACAGCTTCAAGCGTGTACCAGGCTCGATCTGGGGCCTGTCCTTGTACGACACCATGGCCGACTGCCAGGACATGTGCAACGCCTCCGCGCGCGCCCTGTCCAACAACCTGGGCATTGCCTCCGGCCCCCAGGTGTGGGTCAACGTGGATCGCATCCCGGCCGGCGAGGACATCCAGGAGATGTTCCCATGGAAGATCACCCAGACGACCAGCGACCCCATGGGGTCGAGCGCTGCCCCGATGGGGTTCTTCCAACCAACCAGCAATGCGGCCGAGCTGATGGGTGTGTACGAGAAGTTCAGCCAGCTGGCTGACGAGTACACGGGCATCCCTCGCTACATGACTGGCGACGGCAACGTAGGTGGAGCCGGCCGCACGGCGTCGGGCATGTCCATGATGGTGGGCAACGCAGGCAAGACCATCAAGAACACCGTGTCGGGTATCGACCTGAACGTCATCGGGCCGGCCATCAGCCGCGCCTACGAATTCATGATGCGCTACGACAGCGACATGGACATCAAGGGTGACCTCCAGGTGGTGGCGCGCGGCGCACTGACGCTCGTCACGAAGGACGCCGCACAGGTTCGACGCAACGAGTTCTTGGCCCTGGTCCTGAACAGCCCCGTGGTACAGGAAATGATCGGCCCAGAGGGGATCGCATCCCTCCTGCGCGCTACGACACGCACCCTGGAGCTGGATTCCGAGCACATCGTTCCGTCCACCAGCGAGCTTCGCATGCGCCTGGCAGCGATCCAGCAAGCGCAGGTCGCGCAGCGCCAGTTACCCAACCAGGCGACCAATGCCCCAACTGCTTCGGCCGAGCTGGCGAACGGGGCTCCCGTCACAGACAATTTTGGTGCTTGACACTAACGTGTTAGATAAGATACGCTACACGAATTAAGGAATGTGAGTGCTAACTAACAAAGACATGCAGCTGTTTGAATCCGTAGCGCGGAACCACCCCCGCCTGCGCGAATGGCTCGTCACGGAGTTGGCCTCAAAGCATGAGGTGTTAGTCAAGATGGCCGACATGGAGCAGCTCCGTCGTACCCAAGGGTACGCGCAATGCCTGCAGACCTTGATCGAGAACCTTGACGCCGCCACCAAGTCCCCCCGCGGCAACGCGGGTTCCGCAACCTGACAGGCCACAGTGCCCAGGATTTTTCAATGAGCAAACTCCCACAGCGAATTCAGCAACAACTCGACCAGGCCAACGCCATCCTCTCCGCCGCTAATCCAGCACAGGTGGAGCAACCGAGCGCTGCCCCAGTAGAGCCAGCACCTGAATCCGCTTCCCCAGTTGAGCCCGCACCCGCAGCGCAAGCTCCCGCCCCCACCCCCGTAGTCCAGAACGACCCCGAGGAAAAGTGGGAGGCCCGCTACAAGACGCTGCAGGGCATGCACAACCGGAACATCGAGGACATGAAGGGGCGTCTTCGCGCCTTCGAGCAGCAGAACCAGCAACTGGCTGCACAGCTCGAAAACGCGACCAAGGCCCTGCAAACCTCGCAAAAGCCAGATCCCAAGGACGCAGAAGTCTTTGGTCAAGACCTGGTGGAGATGGTCCAGCGCGTAGCTGAAAACATGTTCGGGTCTGCCGCAAAGCAGATCGGCGAGCGGTTGGATGCGATCGAGCGCAAGTTGGCCGGAACCACGCAGGCCGTGACCCAGACGGCTGAGGAAATTTTCCTGAGTCGCCTGAAAGAGGCTGTGCCTGACTACGTTGCCATCAACTCCAACCCCGACTTTTTGGCGTGGCTGGCAGAGATCGACGACGTGTACGGCCTGCCTCGTCAAAGCGCCCTGACCTCGGCTGCAGATGCCCTGGATGCAGACCGCGTGGCCAAAGTTTTCAAGGCGTTCATCGCTACGCAAACGGCACGTACTCCAGCCCCAGTTGAGCCTCAGCCTGAGCCAGCGCAGCGATCCGCAGCGTCTGAGCTGGAACGACAAATTGCCCCGAGCACTGTTGCCTCCAACCCTGTCCCCACCGGACAACCGACCACGTTCCGCGTAGCCGACGTTCAAGAGTTCTACAACGACGTGCGTCTCGGTAAGTACCGTGGGCGTGAGCAAGAGGCCGCAGCAATCGAGGCTCGCATCAACACCGCGCTTGCAGAAGGACGCATTGTCTAACTGGGCGCCCTCATAGAGGAAGATCGAGATGTCCACGATTACCCCAGCAGCAACGTTTCCCGTAGCTGCCCCGTTCAACACGAACCCCGCCATGTCGGGCACGTTCATCCCCGCCGTTTGGTCGGCAAAGATGAACGCCAAGTTCTATGCCGCCTCGACTTTCGCAGACGTGTCTAACACGAACTGGGAAGGCGAAGTCTCCGGCATGGGTGACAAGGTGATTATCAACACGGCGCCGGACATCACCGTGTCCAACTACGTGGCTGGTACGCCCCTGAACTATCAGGTGCCCACCCCAAGCACCCAGGAACTGCTGATCGACAAGGGTAAGTATTTCGCCTTCCAGGTGAACGACGTGCTGGCCTACCAGTCGCAGCCCAACCTGATCGACACGTTCTCTGAGAACGCTGCCGAGCAGATGCGCACGACCATCGACTCCCAGTGCTGGTACAACACCTTCTCCGGCGCTGCCGCCGCGAACAAGGGTGCCACCGCAGGTGCGAAGTCGGGCAGCTACAACCTTGGCACCGACACGGCTCCCCTGACCCTGACCAACGCCAACGTGCTGGCCACCATCCTGCAGATGGCCTCCGTGTTGGACGAGCAGAACGTGCCCGAGTCCGACCGCTGGCTGGTGATCGACCCCTTCACCCGTTCGCTGCTGTTCCAGAGCGACCTGGCCAAGGTGGACATCACTGGTGACGCGACCAGCCCCGTGCGCAACGGCCTGATCGGCTCGGTGGACCGCTTCCGCGTGTATGTGTCCAACCACATGCCTCGCGCAGTGGCCGGCACTGCCACCCCCTGGCTGTCGGGCGATGGTTCGGAGAACAGCATCACCTCCACGTCGAACCTCAAGCGTCGCGTGCTGATCGCAGGTCACAAGTCCGCAATGACTTTCGCCTCGCAGATCACAAAGATGGAGACCGTGCGTAACCCCAACGACTTCGGTGACTTCATCCGCTCGCTGAATGTGTTCGGCTTCAAGGTGGTGAAGCCCGAGGCTCTGACGGTCGCTGTGGTTGCCTGATGACGGCATAGACACTAACGTGTTAGTGCGATAGAATGACCCCGGCCCCAGTGCCGGGGTTTCTTTTTGGACGGAGCCGATGGTCCCTTTGGACGCTTTCATGTCACGACTGATGCCACGAGTTCCAGGGGCACCTGACCCCATGGTTCGGCTGGCGCTCGTTGACTCGGGCATAGAGTTCTGTGAGAAGACCGGCGCCGTGCGCATCACGTCCGACCCCGTGCCGAGCCAAAAGGGTGTCAGCACGTACGACATCGACCTGCCGATGGACATCGAGTTCTCCCGAGTCCTGGCCGTGTGGGTTGGCTCGCGCAAGATTTACACCGCCCCCGACGTTACGGTATCCGACGTGCGGGGCGTGTTTCCGCAGGAAGTGCCTGACACAGGCGCGGCTTCGTACGGGGTAGTGATCGAACCCAAGGCGCTGACGCTCGTGCCGGCCCCTGACCAGGACGACCTGCCAATCATCATCCGGTCAACCACCCGTCCGAGCCGTAATGCAAAGACCTTGGACGACAGCCTGTTCGACCAGTGGGCCGAGGTCATCATCCACGGGGCCCTGTTCCGCCTGTGCAGCACGCCTGGCCAGTCTTTCAGCGACTCACTACTGGCTGGTCAATCTGAGGCCCGGTTCTACGCTGCCATCGGTCACGCGAAGATTGACGCAAACCGAGGTCGCGTAATTGGCTCCATAGCCGTCAAGCCGCGACCATTCGCTTGAGGTGCCTGTGAACTACACGTCACCTACCCCTACGACCACGTTCCTGACTGACATCCGCATCGCACTGCAAGACCCGTCAGGCGTGCGATGGAGCGACGCGGAAATCGTGGGCTACATCAACCGCGCCCAGGTTGACATCCAGCGGGTGCGCCCAGACACAACGGCAGTGGTGAAGCCCGTCACCCTGCGGTCCGGTGTTCGTCAGGCCCTGCCCGCGGAGGCGGCGTCACTGATCGACATCCCGAACAACAGCAGTGGTGGTGCCGTCACAAAGGTCAACAAGCTGACCCTTGACGCAGTGGACCGCCAATGGCGCTCGCGCGACCCGTCGGCTGTGATCCTGCATTTCATGCACGACCTTCGGACGCCTCGGCAGTTCGACGTGTACCCCCCTGCCGCACCTGGTGCCCGCGTGGACATGGGGTTCTCAGCGTACCCAACCCCTGTTGTTCCCCAGGCTGGTGGATTCACCGACCTTACGATCGCTCCACAGTGGCTCACAGCCCTCTATCACCTGGTCCTGTTCTATGCCTGGGCCAAGGACGCCGAGTTCGCCGCCAACGCGACGCTTGCCGCAGGGAACCTGAGCCGCGCTGAGCAGATTTTGGGTACAGAGCTGCAGACATCCGCGACGGTGGCACCGAAGGATTGAGGACATGGGATTCATCGCAAAACACGTCAAGCAGCCGGCCGAAGTGCTGGACTACCGGTTCGACTTTCGTGAGTTCCTCCAAGGGGTGAACGACGTTGCCGATACCTTCACTGTGGAGGCCACAGACGGGGTGACCGTCGAATCTTCCTCGATGGTACGAGGCGTTGTCAGCGCTTTCGTGTCGGGTGGTGTTTCTGGCCGCACCTACAAGCTCAGCGCAACTTTGACAACTGTCGGCGGCCGTGTGAAGCAGCTCGACATCCAGTTGAAGGTCAAGGAAATCTAACTCAAGGAGTCTTACATGGCTGGCTTTTCGACATCTCTCGCCAATGCGGTCATCAATGCGACGCTGCGCGGCCAATCGTTCCCAACGATTCGCACCACCTACTTTGCGCTGTTCACCTCGGACCCCACCGACGCGTTCACCGCAGGCACTGAGGTTGCAGCAGCCTGGTACGCGCGCCAGCCCGCGGGTGCATTTGCGGCCCCCGCCAACGGGGTGTCCTATAACAGCACTCAGGTGAAGTTTCCGCCCTTGGTCGGGGGCAACGTCACTGTGACCCATGTCGGCATCGTGGAGGGCGCAAGCCCTACCGACCCAACCAGCACCCTGCTTTACAGCCAAGCGCTCTCCTCGCCGAAGGTTCTGTCGGTGAACGACGTGTTCGTGGTCGATTCCGAAACGGTGTCGGGCGACTGGACTATCACGCTGGTCTAACGGGTTAGCGTATGAACCGAGGTGCAATCAACGGCTATGTCATCAACGGTCGCGGTCAGCGAGGCGGTGCAATTCGCGTCGCAGCTGACCTGATCGCGGAGGCGTACGTCGTTGCCAGTGCTAGGGTATGGCGCTACTTGACGGGACCGATGACCGTCACCGCAGAGATCGGCCCCGTCGTGGGGACCCGCTTTGCGCGCAGCCCCTTGATCGCCTCAGCAGAGGCTGTGATCGTGACGACAGCACTGCCGCTCTTGCGCGACGTGTTCAACGTCGTTTGCGCAGCTGCCGTCACTCTGACTGCGAAGGCTACGCGCCGGGTTCTAGTGGCTTTCAGCGGGACGGCTAGCACAGCAGTTACGGCCTACGGTCAGCTTCGTGCTTCCGCCGAATTTGAAGGCACTGCCGCCATAGGGGGCGATTTCACCTCGTTGCGCATCTCCCCAGAGGTGTTCATTGGCCGGGCCGATATTGCGCTCACTGCCGGGGTTCTCAACGAGTTCCCGTACGACGAGGACGCCCCCGAGGAGCGCGTGTTCATCGTGCCTCCCGAGGACAACGTTTTTTATGTGGTGGTCTGAATGGCACTAGCAACCGTAACCCAGCAGCCCGGTGACGTGAAGGACTACGACATCGACTTCGATCAGTGGTTCCCTGTGGGGGACCAGATCGTGTCGGCAGTGGTCACAGCCCTCCCGGCTATGACAGAGGTCCCCTCCGTAGTGATCTCACCCTCCGCGCGCCGCGTGAAGGTGTGGGTGTACGACGGAGGCTCCGATGGGCTCACCTACACGTTGACGGTGAAGGCTTCCACCTCGGACGGACGGGTGAAGGAAGTGGAACTCATCGTGAAGATTCGGGAGACTTAAATGGCGAAGCAGCTTTGGCTTAACAACTTCGACACGGAGCTGACCGGCGCGGTCAAGGCTCTGCCCGACACAGGATCACCTTCGACTGAACTGGGTTACGGGATCATCCAGCTGTCCGGTGCGGTCGGCACGGTGCTTCCCGCCCTCTCGGGGGGCAACTGGTTCCTCTTGACCCTATTCGTGATCGACGGCGGGCTTGAATCCAACATGGAGATCGTCAAAGTCACGGAGGTGGACACCTCTGGTGGCACGGAAACGCGCCTCACTGTGGAACGCGGGCAAGAGGGCACAACGATCCGCGCATATGCCATCGGAGACAAAGTCAGCATGCGCATGACGGCAGCAACCGCCGCAAATTTTGCTCAGCTGACGATGAATCTCGGCGACCTGCCGAACCCTTCCGCAGCGCTGTCCAACCTGGGCGGCGAGCCAGCAATCACCGGCAGCACAACGGACAAGTTCTGGCGCGGAGACAAGACCTGGGTCGACTTCGCGGCGACGGTGCGCGCAACGACTCTTGCAGGACTGAGCACGGCCACGAACGCCGCCATCACGGTAGCCGACACTGTGCTGGGCGCCTTGGGCAAGCTGCAAAAGCAGATCACTGACCACTTTGGCGCAGGTGGTACCGCTCACGCGAATGCAACTGCAGGTGGTACAGCTGGCTTCATGACCGGCTCCGACAAGACAAAGTTGGATGGGGTGGCCACCGGGGCAACTGCCAACAGCTCAGACGCCACGTTGCTCGCCCGCGCCAATCACACTGGGTCCCAGCTTGCATCGACGATCAGCGACTTCGCAGCCACTGTTCGCTCCACTGTTCTCACAGGGCTGAGCACTGCCACCAACGCAGCGATCGAATCCACAGATGCCGTGCTGGCGGCACTGGGCAAGCTGCAGGCGCAAATCACTGGCCACACGGGGGCCACCAGCGGAGCACATGCTGCTTCTGCGATCAGCAACACACCCGCAGGGAACATCGCGGCAACCACGGTGCAGGCGGCGATCAACGAGCTGGACGGCGAGAAGCAGGCCACTCTGGTGAGCGGCGGGAACATCAAGACCTTGAACGGGTCGAGTTTGCTCGGGTCCGGCAATCTGTCAGTCGGCGGCGGAGAGCCAACCACACTGGCACTCGCCTACAACAGCGATAACACCGTGAACACCGTGACCGAGGACGGGGTCGTAAAGACCTTGTCTTACAACGCGGACGGCACTGTCAACACTATTTCCTGGTCGGTGGGTGGCGGTCTGACGCGCACCCAAACGTTCTCGTACACAGGTGGGGATCTTACCGGCATGACCACCGCGGAGGCTTAAAACATGTCACTTATCGCAGCTGTCTACAGCACAGTCCTTGGACTTCGCAAGCGTACCTGGGTCAGCGGCATGACCGTGCGCAAGAACGAGATCGTCAAGAGCCCCGCCGACAACGAGGACTACGAGCGCATCACTGCGACTGGAGGCGGTACCACCGACCCGGCCGACGACGTGACCAACTACGTGTCGCGGAGCTACTTGCGAACGGTCGCTCTGCCTGCCACGCACCTGCATGGTACCGGCAACGGCATGGGGGGTGCGGTGGTCACGAGCGTAGCGACTATTGCAGTGAACACCCGCACTAGTGTCCTGAGCGTGACCGGACGAGGTGCGCTCAGCTACCTTGGTTTCGTGAAAGACGTGACGGGCTCCGGAACGCGGGTGGAAATTGTTTGCGATGGGCGCAACGTCTACAACGTGGCGGGCAGTTCGTCGCCGGGTACGTCTTACGGCATGCTCGCGTTCGGCTTGCCCTACTACGATACCTCATCGGTCATAAGCTTGGGCATTGCCGTCGAGTCCCCGACGCCGCTGGTATTCCGACGGACGCTGCAGGTCTTTGTCACGCCGCTAAGCGCTGGTACAGGAGCTAGTCCGAAGTTGGGTTACATAGTGCGGAGCGATGCATGACAAACGCAGTGCAATCACAGCTTGGCAATCTGCTGATCGAAAGCGGGCCCCTGTCCGACGTCGAAACAGAGCCGATGACCCAGTTCGACCGGGACAAACAGCGGTACACACGCCGTGCGGCCGTGAAAGACCAGCTCATCGCGTACATGGCTGCGGACAACATGAGCCGCGTGCGTGCGGGTGTCTGGACGGTGCCTCAGCTCATGTCCCTCATGGGCGATCCGGCTGTTGCCGCCGCGAATGCCTACATGACCACGCTGAGCTTTGAGCTGGCGGCCCAGTCCATCGCCTCTGCCGACACACCGCTGCTTACCCCAGCTATCAAGGCTGACTGGGTTGCGAAGCTGCAGGTCCATTACTACCCGGAGGGTTGACCATGCGCTTCTTCACACTTCTTCGGGCCTACGGGGAACAGGTGTTCATTGCTCTCGACCAGCTAGCGAACGCGCTGATCCCACCCCTCGACGGGACCGTCAGCTACGCCGACGAAACCCTGAGCGCGCGCTGCTACCGCGCACACCGCGACGGCAAGATTTTTGGGCGCCTGTTCATGCGGTCAATCGACCTGCTGTTCATCTGGCAGGGACCGGGCCACTGCAAGAACGCCTACATCAAGGAGTTCGCGCGGAAAAACTACCCGAGCGAGTACCACCCACCCAATGAGCCGCGCTTCACGTCGCGCAGTGCACGATGAACATCATCAAGTACCTCAAGCTGGCGGGCGTGCCCGTTGAGCTTGAACACCTGGCAGTGCCGGCGCTGATGGATGCAAAGGAGCGGGCGGCTGGCTTGACCTGGGCCAAGTGGAAGGTGCGCCTGTTCCGCGCGAGCACGATCGCCAAGCTGCTGCCCTGGGAAGTGGAACGCCTGATCGACGTGCGCCCAGACCTGGCCGACTGGGACATCGCGCCGATGGTCAACATCACGGCCCACGGTGACAACGTGCCTTGGTCAAACGGCCGACCGGCACCTGGTGCCTGGTTGCAAGACACGCCGGACGCCCGCGCGGCCAACTACTGGTGCGAAGGCGAACATCCGCGCAGTCAGAAGTCACGCAAAGCCTGGTATCGGCGCAACGCTGGTGAGTATCGCGCATGGCGGCTAGGGCGCCCCGTGGTCCCCGGCGCAACCCGGACATGGAGCGCCAACGGGGTGACGGTCCGAGAGAACAACGGGGCCTGGCAGATCGTGACGACCGACAAGTTGCTCGGTTTCATTCCGGTGCGCGTACGCCTCGGCTATGAGATCGACAACGTGGTGCGCGACGACGGCACCCAGCTTTGGTATCCGATCCCGGGGCACGAGCTGCGTGCTCCGCTGACGTGGTCAGTTTTACCCATCCGGAGTGACCAATGACAGTTCAGAATTTCAACCGCCGCGAAGGGGATAAACAAGTGCAAGTTCTCGCCACCCAGATTGCTAACCTGAGCGATGACATCGGCGAGATGAAGGACGGCATCGCGCAGCTCGCGGCAGCCGTCACCAAACTGGCGGTCGTCGAAGAACGGCAGACCCACATGATCCTTGCCCAGGAGCGCGCCTTCAAGGCACTGGAGCGCGTGGAACAGCGCCAAGCTGATCACGAGAAAGCCTGCCGCCTGCAGGAGAAGGAACTGCGCGAGGAGATATACCGCGAGTCGGAAATGCTGGCCTCCCGCATCTCCGTACTCGAACGCGCTGAACCGATGCAGGCCCAGACCAGCAAGTGGGTCATGGGTGCGATGTACGGCACGCTGGGCGTGCTCGCAGCTTTCATCGTCAACCGCGTTCTGGCAGTGGTGTTCCCATGAGCAAGCAGCGCATCGCCGCCTCTGCCCTGGCCCTCTCCGCTGCGGGCTTGATCGCGCTGGTGTCCCACGAGGGCTACACCGACAAGGCCGTTGTTCCGATCCCGGGGGATCGCCCCACCATCGGCTTCGGCTCCACGTTCAACGAGGGCGGTTCGCCTGTGAAGATGGGCGACACCACGACACCGCAGAAAGCCCTGCGCGTGACGCTGGCACACATCAAGAAGGACGAGCTGCGGCTCAAGCGCTGCGTGACCGGCGACATGCACCCTGAGGAGTGGGACATCCTGGTGGACTTCGCCTACTGGCGGGGTCGAGCCGGAGCATGCCGTTCGGAGGTTGTGCAGGCGATCAACCGGGGCGACTACGTGGCGCAATGCGAGGCGTACCTGAACCTGGACTCACGCCGCGCGGCAGGCAAGGACTGCAAGGACCCCGCCAACCGGTGCCGGGGCGTATGGGTGCGCGCGGAGGAGCGCCACCGCAAGTGCATGGAGGTCCAGTGATCTACACCCACATCATCATCGCCGTCATCGCCGCCCTGGCCACCTGGTTCGTCCAGGGGAACATGCACGACGCACAGCTGGCCAAGCTCAAGATGGACCACGGCGAAAAGGTTTCGACCATGGAGATCGCAGCCGCCGACGAACGCACCGCCGCTGCCAAGGAAAAGACCGAAGCTGTGCAGAACGCCCGCGCCGAGGAGCGCGCCATCAACAAGACTTACCAGGAGGCCCTCAATGCCGCTCGTACCCGTGAAGATGCTCAACGCCGCGATGCTCTCGCTGCTCGTGCTGAGTCTGACAGCCTGCGCTCACAACTGTCCGAAGCCGCCCGACGAATCGCCGACGCTCCCCCCGCGGCCCTCGCTGAGTACGCCGCTACCACCAGTGAACTACTCGCTGTCTGCAGCCGAGAGCGAACGTTCTTCGCAGAAAAAGCTGATGGGCACGCGTCTGATGTCCGCACCCTCCGCGACGCCTGGCCGGTAATTCCCAAGGTGCAGCCAACATCGGAGTGATAGATGACGACCCTGAAAATCGACAGTTTTGGCGGGGAGATGCCATCGGTGTCCCCTCGCGCACTGCCCCCTCAGGCCGCGCAGACCAACAGCAACCTGTTCCTCGCAACATCGGAGTTCCGTCCGCTGTCCGAGGATTTCACCGTTGCCGCCGCCCCGTTGAACACCAACTCGGTGTATCGGTTCGCGCGCACCCCCGCGGGTGACCTGAACACGAACACTGCGACCGGATGGGTGACCTCGACCAAGGTGCGCAACTACGTCAAGGGTCAGATCAACGATGAGCGGACCGAACGCACCTACTTCACCGTGGGGGATGGTTCGGAGCCGATGAAGGCGATCACGGCAGCCAACCCAACGACACCTCGCCTGGTGGGTGTCCCTGCCCCCATGAAGCCCACCGCCACGGTGGTGGTCACCGACGAGCTGACTCCTGATGAAGCGAACGACCACATCAACAAGGTGGCGATCCACGAGATACACAAGATTCTGCTGGCGGGCATCAATAACCCCAGCAATGTGGCCATCGACGAGGGTCGCCGCACACTGGCCGGACTGCCTGCGGCGGGCTCGTTCCAACTGTGGGGCATGTACTGGACCGACCATCCTGTGCTACAGGGCGTGTACGCCGACAAGCCGTACTACGCTGTGGCCGTGTTCCCGTACACCGCTGCAGAGAAGATGAACCTACTGATCGGTGAGATGGACGGTCGCGGCCTCCCACTGGGGAACGGCCCCTATACCAACGCCGCCATCCCCGTGATCGGGGTGCCGTTCGCCTACTGGTTGAACACCGAAGTGGTGCGCGCTAACCTGCGCACCGTGGTATTCCCGGCGACCGGGTTCGGAGCGAAAAGCGGCCAACGGGTGCTCACCGAAGCACAGATCACCGACCTGCTGGTCAAGACGATCAAGTGGTTCACGGCCGACACGTACGCCCGCGCGCAGCGCGAGAAGCTGGACGCTGAAATCCAGGCGTTCGTCAAACTGCTGGTCGCCGCCCCGGACGGGTCTCACGCCACCGTCATGGCCATGCGCAGCCGCATCGCAGCCGCCACCCACGACGTGAACGTGAAGTCTGTGGAGCGTCTCAAGCAGTTCTCTGAGGACACGATCTGGGTCAAGGAGTGGGTCGATTCCAAGGGTGGCCCGAGCGCGTTCGTGGGTACGACCACCCAGCGCTCCATCGAGACACGGTTCTACGTAGCGACCTTCGTGACCGACTGGGACGAGGAGTCCGCCCCCAGCGAACCCACCGCGGAGCTGGAACTGGACCAGAACGATTCCGTGACGGTGTTGCGCCCGGACCTTCCCCCCAGTGAAACCTTCGCAGGCCGGAATATCAACCGGTGGCGCATCTACCGTAGCAACTCGGGCGGCGAGACCGCATCGTTTCAGTTCACCGAGGAACTGAACATCAACACGACCTCGTACTTAGACACCAAGAAGGCCGCGGCCCTCGGGGAAGTCTGCCCAACGACCACCTGGGCCATGCCACCCAAGCGCGAGACGGGGACGAATCCTCACATCCGAGGTCTGGTGGGCATGCCCAACGGGATCATGGTGGGGTTCTTCGACAACACCCTGGCGTTCTGCGAACCATACGTGCCGTACGCGTGGCCTGTCGAGTACCAGATCACGACTGAATTCCCTGTCGTGGGCCTGGGCGTTTTCGGCCAAACCGTGTTCGTGGGCACCAAGGGCAATCCTTACTTTGTTCACGGCGCGGACTCCGCGAGCATGTCCGCGGTCAAGCTAGATGCCCGCCAGTCCTGTGCGTCTGCCCGCTCAATCACCACCGTACAAGGGGGCGTGTTGTACGCTTCCCCGGATGGCTTGTGCCTCGCCGACCCCAATGGGGTGCGGCTCATCTCCAGCGCATTTTTCACCCGTGAGGACTGGCAGAAGCTGGTCCCCGAGACAATGGTGGCCGCAAGCCACGAGAACATTTGCTACATGTTCTACGAGGGCAACGGCGGAGGCTGCATCTCGTTTGACGCGCAAGCCGCTAAACTTGGCCGGCTGAACCTGAGCGCAGCAGCAGCATTTTCCGACACCGTGACGGACACCCTCTATGTGGTGAATGGGACGGAAATTCGCGCAGTGTTCGGTGCGGCCACCCGGCGCACGGGCACCTGGAAGTCTCCGCGCATCACCCTCCCCCGATACACCAGCTTTAGCTGGCTCAAGGTGTACGGCAATCAGACCCTCACTGCCCCGGTCGTCGTGCGCTTGTTCGGCGATGACACCCTGGTGCACACCGTCTCGATCAGCGACACGTCTCCCGTGCGTCTCCCAGATGGTCGCCGGCTGGAGTACGAGATTGAGATCGAATCGCGCTCGCGCGTCACCCGGGTGATCATCACCAGCGACACTCAGGAGCTTCAAGCAGTATGACAACGAACAACAAAGGGCGGCTTCGCTTGCCGGCGCTTCCGCCCGTGTCTGCTCAGGACCCCTCAATGAAAGCCTGGGTGCAGGCCGTAACCGAGCACCTGGAAGTGCGACAGGGTCAGCGGAACAATCCTGGGGAGCGGGTCGTCACCCAGAGTGAGCTGGAGGCGTTCATGGCCCAGACTCCAAACTCCACAGCACCGTCGAGCAACTGGTGGGCCAAGTTCGAGGACATAAACGCCCTCGGTGACGCCTTGCGCCAGACCACAATGCACGATGACCTGCTGCGTCGCATCTCTCGCACCAGCAGCGCTCAGGAGCGGGATGAAATTTCTGACCCTGTCGGCTCGTATGACAACGCTCCGACCGGTGGGACCCCACCTGCTGCTCTCAACCTTATTCGCAACGACTTGGATTTTTACCGGCTCCCCGCCGTCAGCAGTCGCGTGAGCAGCGTGCTCCAGGAATTTGTGTGCACCGTAAACACTGCGAATTTTTACAGCCAGGGTGGCAACCACATTGCATTTGCTGTGGATTGCTCGGGGGCCGCAGGTAACGGGGGACCACACAATGGGCCGGTCATCCGAAACGGCAGCAACCTGTTCGAGTTCGCTCGCGGCTTCATCATTTTCGGCGACGGGCGAGTGTGGTTTGAGCACTGGAATGGCACCGCAAGCCCAGGTCTGACACCTGTGACATCGACTGTTCCTGGCTTTAACCCTGCCAACATCCCCATATTCACTGTCCGCTTGTCCGCGGGGTATCGCTCGGGCGCCATGGCCAACTACATGTCTGTGGGCATCCACGCAGGTGGACCAACGGGACCGCTAGTTTTTTCCGGGGCGCAACCTTGGGGGTGGGATTGGACCGGCACGCACGTAGCCTACATTGCCGCCATCGGCCCGCAGTTCATCACACCGAACGACACCGGGAACGTCGAGCGACTGGGATCAGGAAACTCGCCCAACGCAATCGTTCCATTTTCGGGTGCCAAGCTGACCGTATCGTAGTGCAAGCACTGGATCAAACTAACGTGTTAGAGCATAATCCCACTATTTGAAGGAGCCTTCATGAGCGACAAAGAACTGATTGCGCGCGGCGCAGAAGTGGTTACCGGCGACCTGATTCTGGGCCGCACCGTTGTGGGTCACTACCGCAATGGTCAGTTCATCCTCACGCCAGAGGGCGCACACGAGCTGGACAACGTGGTTGAGGTGCAGGCCAAGGATGTCACGGTCCCCACGCGAACGCCCCGTGTAGGCAAGAAGGCCGCACCGGCAACCACTGATGCTCCACCCTCCGATGCACCAGACGCTGCCGAACTGCTGACCGGCTCGATCGACGACATCCTGAAAGACTGATGGCATCGCGCCTCATCTCCAACCCAGCGCGCGTTTTCGCGTTTGTGTCCCAGTTCATGCCCATGGCCCCGGTGGCCGGCATGAAGGGGATAGGGTTGGAGAAAGACGGCGAACTTGTGGCCGGGGCCCTGTATGAGGGCTTCAATGGTCAGAACGTCTGGGCACACCTTGCCGGGCAACCCGGCAAGCGCTGGATGACCCGAGAGTTCCTGCGGTACGGGTTTCACTACCCGTTCAACGAGATGGGCGTGAAGCGCATCAGCGGCTACGTGAACGCAAGCAACACCGAGGCTCGACGCCTCAACGAACACTTTGGTTACCAAGAGGAGGCTCGCCTCAAAGGTGCCGCACCCGATGGCGGGGACGTGATTCTCTATGTCATGTGGCGTGAGAACTGCCGATTTTTGGAGAACTGAACATGGGTTCTAAGAACAGCTCAGCCCCCGCACCTGACCCGCAGCTCATCGCAGCCCAGATTCGCTCGATGGGCATCCAGGATGACGTGATCCAGCGAGTGGTGAAGCAGTCCGAGGACATGCTCCCACTGCAGCAAGAGCAACTGCGGTTCGGCCTTGACAGCGCGCGCACGGCGTACGAACAGTCCCAGGAGGACCGCGCGTGGACGCTGGGTAAACGCGCTCAGCTCGACGCTGCACAGGCGCCTCTGTTGGACATGGCCCGCAACTTCAACTACGACACCCGCCGTGCCGACATGATGGGTGAGGCGACAGCAGACATCACCCAGGCGTTCGATGCGGCCGAAGGGCAAGGTCTGCGTACCTTGAGTCGCATGGGGGTCAACCCCACCGACGGTCGCACCGCTGCAATGGTCAGTCAGGGGAACCTCCAGGAGGCGCTGGCAAAAGCAGCTGCCGGCCGGAAGGTGAGCGAAGCCGCACGCGCAGAGGGCATCCAGCTCAAGAGCAACGCTGCCAACATGCTGTCCGGTTACCCCTCGATGGGTATGCAAGCAACCGGTGCTGGAGCCGGGTTTGGTGCTTCTGGTCTCGGTCTGGCAAACGCAGGCGCAGATGGCATGACCCGGGGCTTCAACGCAGCTGGCACGATGGCTGGTCAGATGGGTCAAAACGCCACCAGCATGTATGGCGTCCAGTCCCGCGACTACTACCAGCAAAGCGGTGAATCCCTCGGTGGCATCCTGGGTGGACTTGGTGGTCTCGCCGCAGGTGCCGCGAAGGTCGCGCCGTTGTTCATGTCTGACCGCCAGCTCAAGACAGACATCGTGCAGGTTGGTGTTGATCGGCGTACCGGCCTGGCCATCTACGAATTCTCATACAAGGAAATCCCGGGTCGCCGGTTCCGTGGTGTGATGGCTGACGAGGTGCTGCGCGTGATGCCAGATGCCGTGACCCGCATGGCGAACGGATACGACGCTGTGAATTACGAAATGCTCGGTATCGAGATGGTGGAGGTCTAAGTGGCACGACGCAACGGATTTTTGGACGCCATTCAGTCCTTCAACGCCGCCTACGACACTGTCGAGAAGGTCGGCAAGGGCTTCGAGCAGGCCCGCGCTATGCGTGAGACCCCGCAGGAATCCCGTGGCTACACGACCAACGACGGCGAGATGCTGCGCAACATCGCAGAGGCCCGCGACGCAGAGGGCAACCTTGCGTACCAGCTGGAGGCCCGCCCTGATAACACCTACGGATTGAAAGTCCGAGGCCAGGATGGCACGTACACACCTGTGGACGGCCCAGGTATCGCCGCAGGTGCTGTCACCGACTTCATGGGCAAGCGCACTGCCGGCTCCTTGGACCAAAGTCAGATTGATCGCGCACGCTACAGCAAGATCGCAGACATCGAGGCGAAATACGACCCGCGCGCTGCTCTGCAGATGCGCCGCGAACTGGTGAACCAGGACCGAGAGGACCAGCGCTTCAACTGGGAGCAGCAAGCCCAGCCGATGAAGCTGCGCTCGGCAGAACTGGGCCTCAAGTCGGGCGAGCGCACTGAGCGCCAAGGTGAGCGCGGCGACATGATCCAGCAGCTGGACGACGCTGTTGCACAAATGCCCCGCGACGCCTTGGAGGTGTACGCCAGCAAGCTCAACACCAACGACTCTCCGTATCCGATGCTCTACACGGGGCAGACGAAGGATGGGTTCAAGTTCGTCACAACCGACCCAGCAACTGGAAAGCCGAGCGGCAAAGAGTTCGTCCTCAACGAGGCTCAGCTGCGCCAGATGGCGTCGGCCTCTGTGCTCGGCATGGCTGGCTACGGGCAGGAGTCGATCGCACGCCTGAGCAGCGTAAACAAAGAGATGGCCGACCACATCAAGACGTGGAACGACGCCATCTCGAAATCCACGGCATCGGAGAACGATGCCCTCTACAAGGGTGGTCAGCTCGCTGTTGCGCATCAAAACGCCGACACCAACGAGGCATACCGCCGTCAGATGGCCACAGCTGCGGCCGCACGGGCTTCCGGTGCCGGTGGTGGCAAAGGTGTGGATGCCATCTGGTCGAAAGCTGAGGAAGTTGCCAAAGCCGGTCACTACGGTGGCAACGTTGAGCGTGCCTACAGCGCCCTCAAGCGAGGTCAAGATCGCGGCGGCGTGCAGGAAGAAGCCACCAAACTGGAGATCAAGCTGCGCGAAGCTGGTCAACCAGAGGCGGCCATTCAGCAACAGCTGGGTGCGTTCCTGGTGGCACGTGGCCTACCTCCAGCATCGGAGGTCGCGCGCCTGCGCTCTGGTGTCGGCCCTGACGGCAAGCCCCTCACCGCCGAGGACTACGCGAGCTGGGACCGCCGATTCCCCGGTATGCCGGCCGAGGACGTGCTGGGCAGCTCCCCTGTCCCATCCCGTGAACAGCTGGACATCATCCGCCGCGATGCCGAAGCCAACGGGATCAAGAACCCGACGTTCGCATGGGATGCCGGTGGACGCACCACCAAGGGTTCTGTGCAGACATCCACCCCCACTGCGTCGGGCTTGCCATCGCGCATGACCAAACCTGCTGGCAACCAGCAGGCCGACACCCCAGAGGGCGCACAACTGGACGCCGCCCGTGCGGAACTGGCAGACCTTCGCAAATCAGCACCAGGTTTGAAGGCGGGTCTTGCCGCGCGCGAGGAGTACGCCCAGCTGCTCAAGGAAAAGCAGGCGGCGGTTCGCCAGGCCGAGCAGCAGTACCAACGCTCTCTCGCCGTGCCTCTTGGCCCATACCTGGGCCTTGGTGCCAACTCCCGATAAGCAAGGAACCACATGTCAGGACTCTGGGATTCCTACAACCCCGGCGCTCAAAAGCCGGACGACAAGCCTTGGTACAGCGACGCTTATGAGATTGGTCGGCAAGCAGTTGCCGGTGCCGCCGTTGACCTACCACGAATGGCTGGCCAGGCTGCCCGCTGGGTGGCTCAGGACGGCACAAATCTTGACGAGTGGGGTCGCAGCACGGTAGAGGCTGCAGACGCTCGCGCACCGGAGTGGGCGCCAGATATGGAAGGCCGTGGGGGTCTCGCGTCCACGCTCATCAAGGGTGCCCGCGCAGTGGCTCCAATGGCCCCGGCCATCGCAGCGTCGTTCGTTCCGGGCGGTCAGTGGATCGCACCTGCGGTCGCCGCGGGTCAGTTCGGTGCCAGCTCGGCGCAGGACACTGAGGATAAGCTGCGCAACCAGGGTATTTCCGACGCCGACGCCACCGCTGCAGGCTGGCGTACAGGGCTCATCCAGGGCCCAATGGAAGGTATCGCAACGGCAGTCGGTGCCCGCGCGTTCGCAGCAGCAAAACCTCTGCTCGGCATCGGCTCCCAAACCACTGCTGGTATCGCTGCGCGCGCCACTGACACAGCCGTCATCAAGCCTCTGGCCAAGGGCCTCGGTCTCAACTTGCTGGTGCAGCCTGCCACGGAAGTCGCGCAGGACTTGGGCACAGAATTCAACGAGCGCTCTTTTGGGGCAACCCCACAGGATGCCTGGGAAATCGCAAAGGACAGTGCGCAGGGCGGCATCGGTTTGACACTGCTGCTGGGTCCCTTCGCCGCTGGTGGCCACGTGAGCCGCGCGGGTCGCGCTCAGGCGATGAAGGACGCCCTCTACAGTCCGAACACGCCGGAAATGGTGCGCGCCCAGGCGCGCGACCTGATTCTGGCAGAGGCCCAGAAGCAAGACGTTTCTCCCCAGGACATGGAGTCGTGGCTCGATCAGCAGTTCATGGGTGACGATGCGCGCTTCGCCGATGAGGCGGCCCGTTCCGCCGACGCTGGTCCTACGCTGGTGACTGAGCCTGCACCACTGCAGGGTCGAATTGACAGCGCCCTTGCCATCGGCGCACCCAGCGAGCGCAAGGGGTACGAAAAGCGCTTCGAGGCAGCGGCGTCTGCACCTGGCGGGGTTCGCATTTCCGACCCACAGACCGGTGTCGAGCGTGAACTCTCCGCACTTGAGGTGGCCCAACGTGGCGTAGATGGCTTGGACAGCCCTCTCGGTGCGCAGCAACCATCCCCTACGGCAAACACCCAAGGTAGTACCGCCGTCACGCAGCTCGCAGAGACGCAACGTGCGGCAATTGAACAACGCACCCGGGCCGCAGCTGCAGCTGCTGTACCACCAACTCCCGCCCAGCAAGAGGAAGAAGCTGCCGCGGCAGAACAAGTGCGCCTCGCCCAAGAGGCAGTGGTCTTCATTCAGCAGAACGGGATCGCGGCCAAGAACGCCCTTCCCGTCGTGAAGGAGATGCTGGCGTCAGGTCAGGTCCTCACCCCCGCCCTGCGCGGTGCAATGCGCGGCGCCCTTGTCACAGGTGACGTGAACGGCGCTCGCAAGATGCTCGTCGAGGCCAAGAAGGCCAAGGCCAAAGCCGACGCCGCCGTGGCCAAGGAAATCGAAGCGGTCAACAAGGACCAGGCCGAACAGGACCGCGTTGCGGCCGAGGTCATTGCTGCTCGTGAAAAGAACCAAGCCCAACAAGGAGCCAAGGTAGATGCCCCCACGCCTGCGAACCCTGGAGCGCAAACAAGCCCAACGACGAGCCCGCAAGGAGCGACGACGAGCGCAGCGCCAACAGTAGCGGAAAAGACACCTGGTCAGAAGCTGATCGAGGGTATCGAGGCTCGCTCTGGCAAGAAGGTGCACCCACAGGCTAAGCGCCGACTCTACCTGCTGGCCGGACTGGACCCAGACGAGGGATTCATGGTCGGTAGCCCCAAGACGCTTGAACAAGTCGCAGCGATCGAAGCCGCCATGTTGGGTGCATCGAAGGCTGTCAGCCGTGAGGCCATCCGCAAGTCTTTGGCCGTGTACGGCATCAACTCCGACGTGATGAACCGCCTCGGCGCGATGGTCGCTACCCAGGAGGACGCGAGCGCCACGGAGACCAATGCCGATGGGGAGCTGGTGGATGTGGTCGCACCGGAGGACAACACACCGGTCACACAGGATGAAGCATTCGGTGCAGCCATGGAGGGGTCTCAGGACTCCGGTGGAGGCATGAGTGTTCGCAGCAACCTCGGCTCCGGAATCGTTGAGCCAGAAAAAACTTCGGCTGTGGCGCGCGTGGAGAAGCAAGCTGACACCCTGCTGGCCCAGGCCGCTGGTTCCAGCACCAAACGCGGTGCCGATGCTCAGGAACGCCTGAAATCCGCCGTGGACGAGGCAACAACCCAAGTCGTGAGCCCTGAGCAGATCGCCAAGAATGCTCAGCTCATCGCAGAGAACGCCAAGCTGATCGAGGAGATGAACCGCGAGGTTCAGACTCGCTCCAAGCTGCGCAACCTGCTGCCGGAAGCGATGCACGCTGAGATCGAGCGTGCTGCCGAGGACTTTGCTGAGACCATGGCTGAGGGCGATACCGCTTGGGGTGACCTCGAACCGCAACGCCAAGCACAGTGGGTAAAGGCGTTCGTGTCATGGGACACGGGTAACATCGACACCCGCACCTTCAACAAGATTTTCGAGGGTATCCAAGATGACACACGACGAGAAGCTGGCCAAGTACGAGGCCAACCTACTCAACCTGGCCCAAAACCTGTCGGACCCCGAGATGGCAATGTACGACAAGACGCACCCCGAAATGATGTTCGAGGTGCGGGCGAAGCGACTGGAGCTGCAGAATCTGCCGCCCGAGGAGCACAAGAAGCAGTTGATGGCGCTGGTGCAGAGCAAGTAGCGCTCGGCCCAGACGAGCGTAGCGGCCTAGATGCAACTACGCAGCGTGAGCGCGATCTGCGTGCCCTTTCGCACGAGGTGGAGCAACCCGGAGATGTGATGCTGGGCAACGACAAGTTCGTTACCCTGGAGCAGGCAAAAGCCGCCGCCCAAGCCGCCATCGACGCAGGAGTGCTGCGTGCAGACGCACCCTTCCAGTACAACAACATTCTGGACATCGCCCCCCGCGACTGGGGTCGCATGGTCAAGGAGATGACCGGCCAGCCCCCACTGGAGGTTGGCAATGCCCGGTTCTCGCGCACGATGCAGCCCATGGGATCGCTGCGCGACAAGGTTGGCAAGCAAGTTCAGGTGATGCCTCAGTCCGTGGCCGACATGGAGCGCACACCGGCCATCAAGAAGGTCTTTGACAAGTACCGCGCTGACGGCATCGGGCACATCCTTGGCGCGGTCAAGGACTGGTTCGTCACTGCCAACCGCACCGACTGGGGCGGCGCCTACACCGAGATCAACGGTCGCCCTGCCGTGGTGATGACCATGCGCACCATGCTGTTCCCCGACCAGGCCGAGTGGACAATGCACCACGAGATGGGTCACGCCGTTGACCTGTCGATCCCAGGTGGCGCCTACTCCGGTATGCCGGAGTTCAACCTGCGCATCGTCGGCGACAGCATCCGAGCCCACGGCCTGATCGCCGAGCAGGTGTTGGACCACTACGAGCAGAACCCTGACTCACCATTTGCTGGAACCATGCGTTACCCACTGGATCGAAAGACCCACGGTGATCTTGACGCACAGGCCATCCGCGAAGAAATGTTTGCCCAACTCTGGGCTACCTACAATACACGTGCCGGCAAGGAGTACCTGGAGGACAACCTGCCGGACGTGGCCGATTTCATGGAGACGGTATATGCCGACATCGCCCAAAACCAATACGGAGAAGAAAGCAGCCCTGGCGGCCCGGATGGCGGATCGCCGCAAGGCCGCGCCAGTCGCAGCCAAGCGCCCCGGTATGCGCGTGCGGAGCCTGGACCCCGAGGGAATGACCAGCCCGTTCGTTTCAGCCGTGGCAGCGCCCTCCAAGCCCAACTGACACCAGCGGCCCGGGCCGCATCGGGCGCAACCTCGCAGTTCATCAAGGACGTGAAGTCCCAGGGCATCCTGTGGGGCGCATTCACCGAGGACCTCATCAACTCGGTCGCAGCCAAGCTGCCATCCGCCAAAACCTACCTGGACCTGGTCAAGCGCTCGCAGGTGGCGAAGACTCGCGCCGAGCGGGAGATTGAGTCGATCCTTGACATGTATAACGCCCTGCCCAAAGCGGAGCGCGGTACTGGCCCAGGCAGCGTCAACGCCTTCCTCAAGGACTCCACAATGGCGAAAGCCTGGGGATACCAGCCGACCTATCTGCACACTGTGCAGATCGACCCGGCCATGGAGGCACGCTACAAGGCCATGTCCCCGCAGGCTCGCCAGCTGGTCACGGCGGTGTTCAAGCATGGTCACGATAACCTGGTGGCCCTCAAGTCCGCCGTCATCGGCAACATCAACACCGAGTTCGACGCACTGATCGCCGGGTATGAGGCTGAGGGTGACAAGCGCGCGGCCGACGCTGAGCGCAAGGCCAAGCAAAAAGCCCTGCGGGACTTCGAAAGCCTGAACGCCCTGGACGGCAGCTGGCCCTACGCCCCGCTCAAGCGCTTCGGTAACCACGTGGTGGTGGGCAAGTCCCAGGCGTACCTGGATGCTGAGGAGGCCGGTGACACCCGCCGCCTGGAGACACTGCGCGCTGACGAGAATCACTACTTCGTGTCCTTCACCGACACCAAGTACGAGGCCCGCGCGCTGCGCGAGAAAATCTCCGGTCGCTATGCCGACGCCACCAACTTCGAGAAGGATGGTGTCGAATACGGATCGCGCGACATGCTGGGCGCATTCCGCCGCCTGCGCACCCTGGTGGATGACAGCCAGGACGACAAGCTGTCCACGAACGCCAAGAAGGCCATGAACCGCCTGATGGTGGACCTGCACCTGACACTGCTCGGTGAGCAGAGCGCGCGCCAGGCAGAGCGCAACCGTACCGGGGTGGCCGGTGCAGATGCCGACATGATGCGTGCCTTCGCAACGCAGGGTCGGGCCAGCGCCCACTTCATCGCCAGCCTGACCAACAACGGCCAGATCGCGGAGCAACTGCGGACCATGCGCCAGGAGGCCGACGGTTTCCGTGGTGCCGAGCGTGAAGGCACGCGGGCAGCCTACAACGAGGTGCTGCGTCGCCATGCCATGGGCATCGACTACCAGCCCACCCCTCTGGTGGACAAGGCCCTGAGCGCCAGCTCGGTGTGGATGCTGCTGACCAGCCCCGCCTACTTCCTGACCAACGCCACGCAGCCGTTCGTTATGTCGCTGCCGACCCTGGCTGGCAAGCACGGGTACACCCGCTCGTTCTCGGCCATGACCAAGGCATACAACGACATCTTCCCGCTGGTGAAGGACGGAACGATCACCCAGGACGACTACAGCCGTATGCCGGCCGATGTGAAGGCGATCATCGAGGACCTGGTGAACCGTGGTCGCATCGACATCTCGCTGGAGCAAGACCTCGGCCGCTGGCGCTCGACGGAGGACAGCAAGCTGGCTGTGTTCGGGAAGGCCGTGGACAAGATGCGTGGCGTCACCCAGACGGTGGAATCCGTGAACCGCATCGTCACGGCCATTGCCGCTGCGCGCCTGGAGCTGGGTCGCAACGCCAACCCTTCGCAGGCTGCTGACTACGCCGAGAGCGTGATCTTCAACACCCACGGTGACTACAGCGGCTTCAACGCCCCACGCGTCATGCGCACCGGCATCGGCCGCCTGTTGACCCAGTTCCGCAAGTTCCAGCTGATCCAAATCTCGCTGTATGCGAAGCTGCTCAACGGGGCGTTCAAGGGTGCCACCGCCGAGGAGCGCCTGGTGGCCCGCAAGGCGCTGGCCTTCAACCTGACCCACATGTTCCTGCTGGGTGGTGCGCTCGGCATGCCAGGTGCACAGGTGATCGGCTGGGTGCTGCGCCAGGTGTTCGGTGACGACGATGAGCCCGACAACCCAGAGGTGACCCTGCGCCGCATGCTGCCCCCGGAGCTTGGTGATCTGCTGGTAAAGGGTGCACCGGCCGCACTTGGCATTGACCTGTCGGGTCGCCTCGGGGCCGGCAACATGCTGTCGCTGCTGCCATATGCTGACACCTCGATCAGCCGCAAGGGCTACGAAGCCGCGGTGATGGGTGCACTGGGACCATTCGTTGGTGGCCTGCTGCCGAAGTTCGCTGATGGCATCGACCTGATCGGCCAGGGTGACTACTGGAAGGGTTCCGAGCAGCTGCTGCCCAAGGGGTTCGCAGACCTGTCGAAGGCCATCCGCCAAGAGACCTCTGGCATGACGCAGCGCAACGGCGACCTGGTGATGAGCCCGGAGGACATCTCGTTCCTGGCTGGCGTATCCCAGGCCATCGGCCTTCCCAGCACGACGATCACCGACCGCAGCATGCGCGCCAGTGCGAAGTTCAAGGCGGACGAGTTCTTCAACAATCGCACCGCGCAGATCAAGCGCGAGTACGTGGAGGCTTACCGTTCCGGCGACAACTCTGCGCTCAGCGAGGCCCGCCAGGAGTGGCTGCGCTTGCAGGAGGCTCGCCAGGGGTACGGATACAAGGTTCAGCCGCTGTCCGAGTTGCTCAAGGCCCCCTCAGCGCGCGCCAAGCGCGAGGCCAATACAGCAGGTGGGGTGCAGTTCCGCAAGGAGAACGAGGCGTTTGTCCGGGCCCTGTAGGGTGTAACATTTCGCGCAAAGGAGAACCCAATGCGCTTACTGCTGCCCCTACTCGTCGCCCTGGCCGCCACTGGATGTGCCACGAAATACCAGTCCAGCGGAATCGCTGGTGGGTTCACGGAGACCCGTCTGAGCGAAAACACCTGGCGCGTGGCATTCCGAGGGAACGCCCTGTCCAAGTCGGATCGCACCGACGATCTGGCCATGCTGCGCGCGGCCGACGTTGCCCTGCAGCATGGGTACGGGTTCATCAAGGTCCAGAGCGCCAAAACGACCACCTCGACAGTGACCAGCAGCATGCCGACCTACACCACGGTGCAGGGGCAAGCCACCACGACCGGCAACCGGACCAATTTTCGGGCCAACGCGTACACTATCGGTGGAGACGACAGCGACGAGATCGTGACCTCGACCCTGCTGGTGTCGGCGTACAAGGAGAAGCCTGGTGGGGACTCCGACATCTACGACGCGCGGTTCCTGTGTGAGTCGATAGGTAAAAAGTACGACGCCACCTGCCAGGTGCGATAACAAAAAGGGCCCCACGGGGGCCCTTTTCTATGTGCCGGTTACTTCCGGTACGTCATCGTGCTGTGGCTCCTCAACTTCGTTAGTGTCCACTAACTTGAACCCTGTTTCGTTGGAGCGCAGCATGGCGTTGAGCTTTCGGACGTTGAAGGTGTACGCCTTGCAGCTGATCTTCATGTCCCCCGCCATACCCTTCGTCAGCGACTTCAAGTCGTAGGACCGATTCACCACCCGTTGATTGGCCTTGGGGCCCATCGAGCGAGAGTAGGTGATGAGGATGCCGGAGCGGCGCGCGCCGTCGATTACCTGGCGTTCGCTGACGCCCTTCTCCGCACACCACTTCTTGAGCGCGTCGATGGCCACATAACTCATACCTGTTTCCAGGATGTGGCGAGCCAGGGGCGCATCCGGCACCTTGACATTGAGCGCCCGGTCAACGGCCGTGCGGTAGCCGCCACCTCCGCTCTCGGTTTGGGTGACGATGGTGTCAGGTGCGATGTCCAGCAGGAAGCGAGCCAGGATTGCCAGTGGGTCATCCGGCAGGGTGTTTTCCACCACGTAGTCCACGTTGGCGTCGTAGGCAACCTTGAAGGTCTCGACCAGTTTGTTGGTGTCAAACAGCTCGATGTTCACGTTGCGCAGCACCAGATCGAGGGCCAGCATCGCACCGAGACCACGAGACTGGAAGCGGGCCGACTGCGTAGCGCCCACTAACTTTTCCGCCCGGGCGACACACCGGGTGACCAGCTTGGACATGTTGTTCAACCCGAGAGCGCAAATCTCGCGGTGGATCAGCGCACCCAGTGCCCCGGGGCAGTCTCGGCTCATCTCGCTCCACTCCTCGCGGAATTCGGCGATCTTGTCCAGGCTGTACTCAGGCATCCCGTCAACGTCGATCTCCAACATCCGGTAGAGAACCGGCCCCGATGCCGACCGCGCGGCCGAGATCAGGTCACGCTGGGACATGTTCGTGGTGATGATGTTGATGAGGGACCAGGTGGACTCCTGGCGCATGGCGCGGTTGGTCGTGAACGTCTTCTTGCCGGCACCGTTTGCCACGGAGCTGACCGTTGTGGCCACCTCGCTGGGGCTCAGGTCGCCCATCTCGTCCATGATGCTCGGCAGTGTGCCGTGAAGCGACAGCTGACCGATGCGGGCGTTCACCGTTGCTCCGGCCTTGCCACTGTCGTTCGACAGCACTCCGGGCATCCCGTAGGCCAGGATGGCGGTCTGCGCGGCAGTGGTCTTGCCTCGGGCAGTCTCCCGAGAGTACAGAGACACCGTGAGCGAGCTGTTGTTCGGCAGCGTGGGGCCACCTGCGTAGTCACCCGTCACGAACGCCATGAATGGGCTGGCCAGGCTCAGCATGATCGCCAGCTGGAACCGCTCCATGCCCTCCTCGTGGTAATACTTCGAGATGAACTGGGCGTGTTTGCGAGCACGTGGGACGATGTAGGAATCCCAGACCTCTGGACCAAACACCTCGGTGGTGGCGTTCGGCAGGGGGATGGTGAAAGCGCGTGCCATCTGGCGCAGCTGCGCCCCCAGCATCGTCTCGCGGATCGACCCGTCCGGGAAGATCGTGTATTTGCCCTGTGCGCACACCAGCTCTCCGCTGTCGAGGGTGCGCAGCCCCATGTGGTCGGTGACCTTGAGGTTTTTGCGCTCGCTTCGGATGTGCTGCAACTGGGACTTGACGTAGTCTTGCATTGCTTGTGCTGCCTTCTTGTGTGATGTCGTGTGGATTGCTTTGCCTGAGAGGAACTCCGTGAGCTTGGACACGCTGGCGACGACAGACTGGTCCATCGTGTAGCGCTTGACGTACTTGCCGGTCCACAGGTTGATGATGACCTGGGCGTTGTCATCGGTGTCGTCCGCCTCGGCCCACTGGCTGAACCAGAACACGCTGTACGTGAACGGCACATTGATGACGGTCGGGACCATCTCCCCGGTGGGCGATTCCTTCTCCACCATGAGGCTCATGACCAGCGCATGGCCGCCCGACTTGACGGGCTCCACGCTGAACCCTGCCGGAATGTGTCCGTCCCACGGTGTGCCGGATGCCGGTTGGACCACAGGGTCGGCCAGGACGATGCGCTCCTCTGGCGGCAGCGTCTCGATCTCGTTGGTCGTCATCAGGCCCAGGTTGATCGGAGACTTCACCTTGCCGCGATTCGGGCAGGACTGGCATGCCTTGCTGTGCTTGGCGAACTCCATGCAGGTTGTGGGTCCGGTGCTCCATGCGTGGAACTTGTGGGCCACCTCATCGGGGTCGTATTCTGGGTGTCCGCTGCTCCACTCTTGCGCGATGTCCAGACCTTCGACGGTACGCTTGACCAGGCCCAGCATGGCCCGCCAGTACGGCTCCTGCACGTTGCCCTGCACCTCTGCCACGTGGGCCAGTGCTCCGCAGTGCTGGATGATCTTCTCGGCGCTCGACGGTGGGCCCTGGTACGTGAGGTCCAGGTCATCGTTGACGGCCATGTTGAAGGTCCGAGGCGCGTCCATCAGGCCGAACAGCTCACGCAGCTTCGCCGGATCATGCACGACCCCCGTGCGCTTGAGGACAGTTACCCGGTTGCCGCTCGGGTGAGGTGCGCCAGGTACTCGCAGGATGCGTGCGCTGTCTTGCGTCACCGAGGGGTCGATCAGCAGGTTGTGCTTCTCGCCCAGCGACGCCAGCGCCTTGGCCAGCCGGAGCCAGTCAGACGGCTCGATCGCCTCGGTGAGGCAGTAGTAGATGTGCAGCCCTGCCCCGCTCGACACCACATACGATGGCATCAGGGTCGTATCACGGAAAAAACCCAGACATGCCGCGAGTGCATCTTTCTGGGTTTCGTACACGCCTTCTCCGCCGTGCTTCTCGAATTTCTCCGGACCCGCGTCGATGTCCAACCGCAGGGACTTGAGAGCTAACACGTTAGCCTGTGTGCGGTTGGCAGTGGTCTGGAATGCGGCCGTACCGAAGTACAGCCCCTGGCGCTCGATGCGGTCCTCTGTGATCTCTACCAGCTCATCCAGGCTGTGCGCCCACACGTGCTGCCCTTGTGGCAGTAGCGTCAGGCAGTAGCAGCCTGTCTCGGGGAGGATGTCCCCGTAAAACTCTTTCAGCATTGGCCCCCCTTTGCCGCGTCAGGAAACCGTTGCTTCTGATGCCAGTTCTTCGAGAATTTCAGCAACCACCATCCGGGGCGTAACGGTGCTGCTCTTTGTGGGGAGGCGCTTGTCCTCGACACCTTTTGCGATGGCCGCCATCACGCGGTTCACGTTGTCCTGCAGCAAGCGGTGAGGCTTCATCTTGCCTGTGACCCACAGGTTCACCGTGGTCCGACTAACACCGCACAGGGTGGCGAACTCGTGCTGGCGCAACCCCGACTTGCGAATCAATCCAAAATCCATGTCATCTCCAGAAAATGTGGTGGGTTACGGTTCCCACCGCCTGCCGTAGCCAGGGGAGCTTTAGAGTGCTCCCCATCGCACAGTCGATTTAGGGGGTTTGGCTATCGAGGGATCAGTCGTCTTTCGAGGCCAGCAGGGCCTCCAGGCCGCCCAGCAGGTCGTCCACCTCAGCCACGCTGGCCTTTGCGATGGTGTCGGCAGCTGACTTGGACTCTGCAGCAGGAGCAGCGACCTTGGTTCCCTGCTTCACTTCGACTTCCTGCACATCCTTCACCTTGGTAGCGGTGCGACGTGCGGGCTTCTCGGCGGGCTCAGCCGTGCCCAGTGCTGCGTCCAGGTCCGACAGATCAACTGCTGCCTTGGAGGTCTCGGCGGCCTTGTTGACCACTTTCTCGCTCTGAGCGGCAGCGGCGTCGCGCGCGGCCTTGGCAGCCAGTGCCGCCTCCAGGTCGGCCTCGGTGGCTGTGGCTTCGCTCGTAGTCTGCTCTGGGGCAGCGGCACGGACGGGGCCCAGGCCCAGCATTTCCTTGACGGTTTCGTCTTCGTAGATGCCGCTCACCGCAGCGTACGCAGCGTCGTCCAGCAGGCCCACCAGCTTGAACGTCAGCTTGGGGCTTGGGGCCTCCTTGTCGAAGCCAACCTTGAGCGCCAGGGCGTTGTAGGGGATACCGCGAGCCTCAGCCGTCTTCACCACGTCGGCGAAGTTAGCGCGAGAGCCGGCTGGCACACGCAGCAGGTAAGGCTCGATCTTCTCGACGCCCAGGACGTGGTCAGGGTCAACGACCGACAGGCGGGTGTTCACGGTGCAGGCCGTGCCCTTGGCTGCGCTGCCGTCGGGGTTGCGCTTGGACTCCCACACGGAGTGAGGGCAAATCTGGCACTTCTTGGCCTGCGGGCTGCGTGCGTCGGCCGCAGGGGTTACGCCGTCGTTGGAGTAGCAGTCAGGCTTCGCAGCCTCGCCCTCAGAGCCTTCAACGTAGGCCTTGGCGTAGAACACGCGGTTCTTGGTGTTAGCGCGAACCACAGCCAGGTTGATGGACTGCAGGACTTCGTCTGGATCATCGGCGCGGGTCAGCACCTTGCGCTCGCCGTCCTTCACCAGGGTGAACACCTTGCCCTTGATGGACAGAACGGGGAAACCGAGACCACCGCTGATAACGTCAGCGTTGATGGTTGCGAGGGCGGCGCGGTTCTGCAGGTAGGCGGGCAGCTTGGCACCAGCGCTGAAAGTAACGATTGCGGACATGTGGGGCTCCTTGGAGGTTAGTGAGGTTACGTGGTTGGGGTGTTAGAGTCAAGGGCGATTGATGCGAACGACGGTCTCCGTGCGCCAGTTGATACCGGGCGGCAAGTCCTCGTTCTGGTCGATGTAGTCCTTGATCGCGGTCTTCGACGCGCGGATGTCGGCCAGCTCCCACAGGCCCTTGTCGAGGCAGAACTGGCGGAACAGCTCCTTGTCGGCGACCGTGGCGCTATTGACTGTGGACTTGAAGGCTACGCCAGTGGCACCACCGATGCGGTCTGCTCCGGCCTCGTTCAGCACCTTCATCATGTGGGCTTCAATCTTGGCCATAGCCTCGTCAACAGGGGCTACCTTGCTATCAAATTCTTGCTTCATCTGCGCTTTTTTGTCGCGCAGAAGGATGTATTTCTCGATCAGTACGTCAGTGCTCATGGTGCTCTCCTGTATGGGTTAAATATTATATCTAACATGTTAGATTCAAGCCCCTTTCAGCATCGAAAGGAGCAAACCCTGCATTCGCTCTTTACCTTGGAGCCGGTCATAGACCTTGGTCTCCATGGGCGTGGCCTGAATGTTCACGATCAGGGTGTTGAGCTTTTGCCCAGGTCGGGTCACCCGGGCGCAAGCCTGCTGGTAAATCTCAGCTGAGTACGGCGGCGCGTACCAGATGACGGTGTTCGCCGCTGTTAGCGTGATGCCGTGGGCCATGGTGCGAGCGTCGGCGACGATGACCCGTGGGTCCTTCGCCTGCTGGAAGTTCTTGAAAATGGTGTCCCGCTGGGTCTTGCTGACGCCGCCGTGAACCATCTCCACTGTGAAGTCCTTGCTCAGTTCGCTGGCCACCACCTTGAGCGCTGCGGTGAACGGCACAAACACCAGAACCTTGGCCTCGGCCTCCTCGATCAGCTCGCGCACCAGCTCGATGCGGGGCTTGGCCGGGATGATGACCTCAGTTTCGTCCGAGCCGTAGGCGACCCCGCTGCAGATTTGCAGCAGCTTGGACAGCTTGACCGCTTCGTTGACAGCGGTGATCTCCCCGCCGTCGTGCTCCGCACGGAACTTGCGCAGCATGGTGTCGAACGCGGTCTTCTGCTCTGGCGTCAGCTCGGTCTGACGGGTCACCACCGTGGTGGGCGGCAAGTCGATACAGTCCTCGCGGGCAAACCGGATGGCTGGCTGCATGACCTCGAACACGTGGTCCAGGGCACCCTCCCGGGCGACCCACTTGAACTGGGTGATCCGCTTCATCACCTTGTCGTGGAAGTGACCGAAGTGCCGCCCTACTCGACCGGGGTTGATGAGCCGCACCTGGGCCCATGCATCCGTCGGAGAGTTGGGGATCGGGGTGCCGGTCAGCCCCCAGGCCCACTTTTTGGGCTCGATGTTGAGCTTGGGGTTCCCGTTGATGAGGGTGTTCAGGCACTTCCACAGCTCGGTCGAAGCGTTGCGGGCCACGGCGATCTCGTCCACCACAATCAGGCCGTTGCCAGGCTTGGCCACCAGCTCAGCCAGCACATCCTTACCCTTCACGCCGTCATGGTTGATGATGTAGATGTCGAACTGGTTGCGCAGCAGCTTGAGCCGCTTCTCGCGCGAGCCATGCAGGACGCAGAACGTGAGGTCGGGGAAGTGCCGGAAAATCTCGTCGCCCCAGGCGCGCTCCAGTGTGGAGAGCGGGCTCACCACGACCATCCAATCGACCTCCCCGGCCTTCTTGAGGTAGTCGAAAGCCCAGAGCACGGAGAGCGTCTTGCCGCTGCCCATGCCGTTCAGGCAAAAGGCCCGGGGGTTGGTGCTCAGGAACTCCCCTGTCGCACGCTGGTGCATGTAGGGTGGGTAGCGCCCAGGCCAGTCGTAGTAGGCAGCCATGGGGGCCGGTGGGTCGAAGCCAAGGTTGCGCAGGACGCGCACCTCGTCGAGCTTGTGGGGCACGGCCACCAGGGTCTGGCCCTTGTACTCCATCAGGCGGGCTGACGGCATCACGGATGTGACCCGGCTGGGGTCACGCAGGTTGAGCACAAGTTTCTTGTGCGTCTTACTCAGCAGCATTCAGTTTCTCCGACAGCGCCATGGCGCTCGGGTGTGTATATCGGCGCAGCATCGCCCAGCTCTGGTGACCAGAGATGAGTGCCACTTCCTGAATCGACAGGCCGCGCTCAAACAGGCGCGAGATGCCCTCGTGCCGTAGGTCGTGAAAGTGCAGATCGTCGATGCCAAGGCGCGCGGTAACGCGCTCGAATGACGCACTGACTGACTCCGACTTGTAGGGGAGAATGCGCTCGTCGATAACAGGCAGTGATTCGATTATGGCGATTGCCTCGGGTGGAATCGGAACTACCTCATCTCGCGGCTCGGTCGGGTGCTTGGTGTCCCGCAACACGATGATCTTGAACCGTTTGTCGTAGTCCACCCAGCGCATGCCAAGCAGCTCGCCCAGGCGTCGGGGTAAGGCGATGGCCAGCTTCACGATTGTCCCGGTGGGAATCAATGTGGATGGGTACGCCGCAATGCGGGTGTACTCTGCGTCGATGCGCTGCAGTTCGTCAGCTGTAGGGCGACGCTCGCGCGACTTGCTCTTTGCCACAGCCCCAACCCGGCTCAGCGCAGCGATGGCCTCCGACACAGCATTACCGTTCACGTCCAGCCCAAACATCGGCTTTGCCGCGTTCAGCACCGAGCGGATGGTGGCCAGGTTGTGGAGTACCGTGGTGGGCCCGGTGCCGGCCTTGCGACGGCGACCGGCGAAGTCGCTGAACGTACTGGCCTGCATGTCAGACAGCTTGAGCTTGCT